ATTCGTGGCGCCTTCGCGTCTCGTGATGAAGCCGGGGCGCACGCCAAACGTTTGCAAAAGGAAGACCCGGCTTTTAACATTTATGTCGTTGATATGTTCAAATGGTTGATGATTCCGCCGGATGACAATAAGATTGAAGATGTTCACTATCAGAATGAACGTCTCGAAGAGATTATGTCTGGATACAGGGAATCACAATCCCAAGCCGCCAAGCTCTTTCAAGAGCGCAAACGCGGTATGCTTGAAGGAACCAATCATTTCACCCCGGGCGATGAGAACAGCAAGTTTTACAGCAAGCCCGATGAAGCTCCGGTGCGTCACCCAGCTGAAGTGCTCGCTGAGCTGCAAAAGGAGAAGCCCGACGCCCCGATGGAAGACCTCATCAAGGAGGCTGATGAAATCATCGCCAAGGAACTCGAAGAAAGAAAGAATGCTCGTGAACAGGAAGAAGAAGAGAAGTAATTTTTTAATGATATATACTACTATACAATGATAAGCATTATCCTTAACATCGTCACTATAGCTATCGTCGCGTATTTTATTTTCGTGTACCAGCCACTCCTAGATGAAAAGGCAAAAAAGGCGGGGAAAGTGACCGCATCTGAACTCCTCAGGGCAAACCTGAAGGACCCATTGGTCACATCGCGCGCCTATTTTACCGAACCTACGAGTGGTAGTATTGGGACATTTGTTGCCTATGAAAATGAAGAAGATGAACTTACATCGCTCGAAGGATAACGGGTTGCATGGTTTTACCCATGAAAAACCCAACTATGAACGCGATAAACATCACTATGTACGTGTTTTTGTCGAGGTTTGAAAAATCCAACGTTGTATTCTCGACCATCGGCGGCGGCTGCTGCATCATCGACGGGTACATCATGTGCGCTGGCGGAGGGGGTTGGTAGTACACTTCTTCTTCCTGGACGCTTCGTTCATCCTCTTTGAGGTCGGGATTGTATTGAATGGGGTTTCCGATATCCGTTTCCATTATTATAAAATTATAACACTTAATTTTTTAAGCACTTTCACTTTCACTGCTATAATCGGTCTCCTCTGAATCCGACACTACGAAATCTTTGAGACTTCCTTCTTCGTCCTCGTCCTCCTCCTCCTCCTCTTCAGACCCTTCATCTTCGGTGAGGATGTCACTGCTCGCGGAGTAGTCGCTGTCATACTCGTCTTCACTATAATCATCTTCGAGTTCGACGTGTTCGGGGATGTACACGTCTTTGGGCTTTTTAATCGTCCGACCGTATCTCGTCGTCATTTGTAGATAAAACGTGTGTATTGTTTAAGTATGTTGGAGTCCAATTGACACCCTTTTTCAATGCACTCCTTAAAATGCGTTTTTCTACTGCCAGACCTATTTTAAGTGTGAGTTCGTGAATCTCATCTTCCACCCCATATCTATTATGTGTTCCCAAATTGCGCATGTGGTCGAGGGCCTGATACAAATGCGTCGCCGCCTGTCTCGGCTGTGTCTCTATCATTTGTTCACACAGAGCCATCTGTTCCGTGAACAATTGATACTCATCGGGGTGGATTCCTGAATATTTATGTGCTTCCGTTTTCAGATGTTCCTCATCACGTGTCCAAGGGACAGGGGCGATGGTGAGGTTATACAACAGATATGCCGTGGCACCGAGAAACACATACGACATCTTACTACTTTACTTTGTTATTTTTTTAAACATTCCTGGAAGCACCTTGAATGTTTTTTTACTTTTACACGGACATGACAAACTCATAAACCCTTTCTTGTCAACACTAAAACACATTTGCCCATGTGATTTCCCCATGGTATCACAATAGTTGGAATTTGTATAAATTTTATTTTTCTGAATACGAATAACTTTTGTGTGTTCATGTCCAATAAAATATCTTTGAATAAATGTTTCAAATTCACTCGTGTCCACAACAGTGTCTGATGTGCGTGGTGCCGGCGTTGGCGTCACTGGTCGACACATGATACCTTCTGGGTATAGGAGTTTCACAATGCGTGGTGTGAGTGTATACCTCTTTCCAATGAAATCACGACAAAATCCATATCGGCGTTCACGCACCGTCTCACAACGACAAAAACATTTTTGTGCGATGATGTTTCCACTGATGTAAAACCACACATGATTGGACCCGTGCTCTCTTCCCAAGTTTTCACAATACCGCGACGTGGTCGACACTAAAAACGTGTGTTTATACTTGAAAATCTTTGTAACCTTGGCACCACCTTGACCTTCAATGTATTGTTGAATAAATATTTCTAGATAGGACATCAATTCAATATCACACACTTCATCTTTTGTTTGAATCGCAGTGAATGACCCCTCTTTTATAGCCTTTGCTGGCGGTTCTACTTTGATGGTATCGGTGACATTCGTTCGAACAGTTGCCATCTCTAAGAGTTCTCGTGTCGGTGTTGGGTCCACTGGGGTCACCTTTTTGTTTTCATCATAGATGAGCACTGGAAGATACACACCTTGGGTGACTTTTCCAGTATTTGCACACGTGTCACACCCTTTCCCACCACACACCACACACTTGGCTTTTTTATGTGACCAGGGTAACCTAAACCCACTTCCCTTTGAACCACGTTCAAGGTCACCATACACTGACGAATCGATGATTTCATTCCAATCAACACCCCCCTTCGCCGTGTACAACACCACCAGAATGTGTTCCCTGAGGGCGATGGCACCACTCTGGTTCACGACGAGACCTGGCCAGTTCAGATGTACCCCAGTTTTATATCTTTCCGCGTCTACTTTTTTTGGTTCAGATACAGATATTAAACATCGTTGACCCCCATAACGACGCACTTTATCACATATAATTTTACAGATATCCTGAATATCTTCGACAGACAACGCTTCAGAATCTTTATAATCGATATCACAGAAAAAGTTGTACGTCGGCGTCTTCTGCTCAACAACAAACACCTGTTCCCCGCGAAGACATGCGCGCATATACTGCTCGTTGAATGACGATAATTTGTCACTTGGAACACTGAGACATCCCCCGTCCATCAGTACATGCGACAGATTTCGTGAATTCATAAACCCCTCCTTTGTACACCATTGTCTAAACATGGTTAGTTACAATCAAAACGCGTATCATCTCTAAACCAGTGGAGACACGTCATATCCTGATAATGTTCTTTTTCAGTGAGTTCCTTTTTAATAGTTAAAAGTTCGTACACTGTGCGTTCTTTAATTTTGTCAACTTCCTGTTCAGCTTGATACGGGTAGTACCCATATTTATTGATGTAAATGTCTTTGATTTGCATTAAAATGTAGGATTTTGATTTCATCTCTACTTTATTGAAAATTTTTTTCTATGCAGTGAAGTCATGCAGCTGTAGAATTCTGGATTTTTAATCACATTCTGTTCAATGAGGTCCCAATTTTTTTTGACATTAAATTCGGATAATGTATCGAAACTCATGTAATCATTTTCATCAAAAGTTTTTTTATAAGGTTGTTTATTAATTTTTTTTACATTTGTTTTTTGTTTTTCATCATAAAATTTCTTGACATACTGCTGTTGTTCAGATTTTGTCCAGTTCACAAAAAAGATGTACACGTGATAGACGAGTTCAACTTGTGGACTTTCTTTAAGTGTAAAAACAAAGTCAGTATATTCACCCTGTTTCAGAGACACTGCACCTCGTGTCTCCTCCTCAAGTTCCCTGAGAGCACATCGAAGAGGGTTGAAGATTTCTTTTCGTCGACATCCTCCTGTGACAAAAATCCAGTCTTTAAACCTCCTATCTCTTACTGTGAGAAATCTTGGTTTCTCATCCACAAACGATACTGGTATGGCTATGGCCTTGTACTTTTTCATTGTTGCACATTTGCAATCCTAATATATGCGGATGTATTATTCCTCGGACTTTTCTTCCGGTTCCTTTTCTTCCTCGGGTTTCGCCTGAACACGGACAGTCGTGGGCGGCGGTGGCGGTTGCATGCGTTTCATCACATTCATAGAGAAACCTTTCAAACCTTCAACATCCTCTTTGGCCGTCTTTAGTTCTCTGAACATGACGATGAGGCCAATAATACAGACGATGACGGCGATGAGCGTGAGCGTTTGTCTATCAATGGGAATCATTGGTAATATAAGTAATAAAAGGGTCTATTTTTTAAGTTCACCAAATTGTAATTTTTGAAAATACATCTGCTGACTTTCCCTGTCAGTGGGGCGGGCTGGAGTTTCAACAAATTTCTCCAAAGTTCGACTTTTGGGATCGTACGAGAGCACGAAAACAATCGCAAGGAGTATGACTACATTCCAAAACATCATTATGTATATTAGTTAGAATAAAGTAGGCCACCCATACCGTTCTCCAACTTCAAAATATTGTAGTTTATGGCGTAAATGGTGTCATTAGAAGGCCGTGTGTCATTCACGATGCGCGCCGAGTCCAACCTCGAAAAGTTAAGGCTGCCAGTCGGCTGAGCCTTGCACACGTCCAAGCAGAACGGGTACAAGAACAGACGCTTGAGGTTGTCGTTGTCAGAGAACGAGGTGTGGTAGTAGCTGGTGACAGCGCCATAATTCGGGTGGGCAAACTTGTAGTCGGCCACATCAGTACCATTGATTTGGAGCTTCAACTTGTTCGTCGCGTGCATGATGTTGAGGTCACTAGCACGCTTCGCCGCCACCAAGCACTTGACCGG